ATTCAAATACAAGCGTCGTAAGCGTCCGCCGCTTGAATATGTATTGGAAGATATCAATATTGATGCCCAGTCTGTTAACGATGGGTTGGATTTGTTTGATAATGTGTTAAAATCAGTAAAATGTGAGAAAAAGTACATGATTGAGGGTAATCACGATGATTGGCTTAATAGCTTTGTAGAAGAATATCCGTATTTACCTCAATATAGATTTGAAAATATCATGAATTTGAAAGAACGTGGCTATTCGTACTATCCATACGGTAAATTGCTGCAAATTGGAAAATTATTCTTTTATCATGGCGGACATTACACAACAGTGTACCATACTAAGCAGCATGCTATTAATCTTGGGAAGAATGTTTTATACGGACATATGCATGATGTACAGAGAATTGGTGTTACACATGTTGATGGAGCTCATCATGCGTTTAGTTTAGGTTGTTTAAAGGATATGTCGCCTGAAAACAACAGGTGGCTACGTAATCGCCAAATTAATTGGTCTCATGCCTTTGGTATAGTCGATTGGTTTGATAATGGAGATTTCAGGCTGGATGTTGTAGATATCCAAAAAGGAAAAACGTTTCTATGGGGGAAAATGATAGATGGAAACAAAACTCCGCGTCAGGAGGGTATTAGCCGAAAAAAAGGCTAGCAAGTAAGAACGGGTGGGTTATGACGCGGTATCGTAAAGTAAAAAATGTTATGCAGCCATTATTTGAAAATGAAGATGAGTTTAGAGCTATGCATCCTGATGTTGAGTTAGTAAAAGATTGGCGTATAGCAAATAAGGGTAATTGGATACTCACAGACGATGAACAGGTTTGTCGCGTATTGAAGCGCGGTCATTGTAAGAATAGAAAAGATTACGTTGTAACTGTGCTTGGTTCTTATGTTATTAATACAAAAGAATTGTTAGCAGGCGATATGCCAAAGAATATATATAGTTTCAGCAGAGATATGAGTCGTAATGTGCATCGCCGTGAAAAAAAGAATATATCTCAAAATGAGATATTATTTGCTAGATATGTAGCTCATGGTGTAAATCCAAAAGAAGCGTATTTAAAAGTATTTCGTACAGATAATGATAAATATGCTCAAACTCAGGCTACATCTTTATTAAAATCTGAAAGGGTTAGTAAATTGGTTAGTGAAGAAATAAAGAAGTCTTTAAGCAAGGTTGGTATTAATGAGGAGTATTTACTTGATAATGCCAAGATTATAGTAGATAATTTGGAATCAAAAGATTCTGATAAACTTAGAGCATTAGATATGTTAATGCGTATTGCTGGAATGTTTCCTAAAGATACTCAAAAAGAATCTTTAACTGTATTCCAAGGATTTAGTAATGAGCAACTTGAACAATTACGAGATGCTGAAATTAAGATGATAGCTCATGGTGAAAAAGAAGGGGTTTAGCGATATTGATATGGAGATGTTGCCTTTTTTTGAAACGAAGATAAGGAAATGTTCTGTTTGTGAAGAATATCTGAATGATAATCATAAGATGGTGATATTTGATGAAAGCGGTAATGCTTCTTTCTTTTCATGCCGCTTCTGTCATTCTGTGTATGATGTTGATGATGAATTGATAATTGTGAATTTTGGAGATAATATTGTTGCTGGGAAATCGTAATATGAATTGGATATATACTTGCAGTATTAAAGGCTATGAACCTGAGTATGTATTTAAAACAAAAGTAATATTAACAAAAAAGGAGAATAAAATGAATGGGTTAAGTAGGTTTGAAAAAAATGTTAGCTTAATGACAGAGATGCTGGTTGGAAAAAAGATGGCTGCGGCTATGATGTCTTCAAGTAAAAAAATGCTTGGTATTAAGAGAGCTCGAAGGCGTAGAAAGAAGAGAAGTGCCAAATAAAAGAGCTAAGTCTAGAAAAAGAAAGCGTCGGCTCTTAAATGAAGAATTAAAGAGTTATGGGAGAACTAGGGTACAGGTTAGGAAAAGAAAAATGAAGGAAGAATTAAATGCCTTATAAAACAATTGGTAAGACTGTCGAGAAAGAAAAGCAAAAAGAAGTGACAATAAATCCTCTTTGGGGTAGGCTTACAGAGCAAATACAGAATAAGCGCGATATAAGTTATGTAGACGCTAAAACAATGGCGAAGAATATATTAATAAAACGCGGTCATCTTTATGATGATGGTAATCTTACTTATGATGGAGTACTGCGTAGTAATATGAGTCCAGAAGAAAGAGCTGTTGATAGGTCTATTAAAAACTTTGGCGGTAATGAAAATGATTATAGATATGATTCAGATAAAAACTATGCTTATAAGAAAAATAGATGGAACAAGAAAAGATAGTTGATAAAAAGTTCAATATAGGTAAAGCTCCATCAGAGTTAGCCGTTGATGATGAGGTACTTGTTAAATCCTATAATGATTTACTTTATTTCGGTAGGGCATTTTTACCAAATGATTTTCTTAATAAAAGTAAATCTCCGCCATTTCATACAGATATAGCTAAAAAGCTAATTTCTTCTAAACATGGTAGCAGGATATGTAATATACTTCCACGCGGCTTTGGTAAGTCAATTTTAGCAAAATCTGCTATTTTACATAAAATGTTATTTAATCCTAAGGATAGAAAACAATTTATAGGTTGGGTAGCAGAGGAGCAGGGTCAGGCTATTGACCATTTAAAATATATCAAAGTCCATCTTGAAACAAATACTGCTATTAAATACTATTTCGGCGAGTTGGCAGGTGATACCGTTGGTAACCGTTGGACTGAAAAAGATATTGTTACAGCTAAAGGCGATAGGATTATTGCTAAGGGTACGACGCAGAGATTACGTGGTCGTACTGAGATTGATGTTCGTTATACTGGTATTATTCTTGATGACTTTGAATCTGAATTGAATACAAAAACTTCCGAGCGTAGAAGTGAGATTAAGAAATGGGTAGTATCTACTGTTTATCCATCTTTGGAAGAATCCCCAGGTAATGAAGGTTGGATATGGTTGAGTGGTACTATTGTACATTATGATAGTTTTTTACAATCTGTTGTTGATGGGTATAAACAAGCTGAACGTGATGGTTATAAATATCCATGGGATTTATATTTTTATAGAGCTATTGAAGATGGCAAAGCTATATGGGAAGAGCAGTTTTCAATAGAAAAGCTTCGATTAAAGAAACAGGAGTTTATAGAAGCTGGATTAGTTAACAAATATGCACAGGAGTATATGAATGATGCAAGGGATGTCAGTGAAGCGGCGTTTAAGGTTGACCGCATACAATATCATAGTGCAAGGTTCGAAGCAAAAGACAAGTTTCCGTATCTTTGTATTGGAGATGATTTGGTTCCGGTTAATATTTACATTGGAGTCGACTTGGCAGCAACAGCAACTAAAACGTCTGATTATCAGGTTATCTTGGTTATGGCAATTGATAGGGAGAAAAATAGATACGTATTGGAGTATTTCCGCGAACGTATTCCCACGTTTGATGTTCCAAAAAAGATTCTTGAACTTGCCAATAAATATCATCCGGTAAGACGAGTTACCATAGAGACTGTAGCGTCTCAAGAAATGGCTAGAGATATGACGTCAAGGCTAGCTGCTAAAGATAGAAGGCTCATACCCGGGATATTTAAAGGCGTTAAGCCACCTGCTGGTATAAAAAAGCAGGATAGGTTGGAAACATCACTTGGTCCGATTGTAAATACAAAGAAGTTATATCTGCGTAAAAATATGACTGAGTTGGTAGATGAGTTTTTTGAGCACCCATTCCAAAAGAATGATGATATAATGGATGCATTGTATTATGCTGATTATTATTCTAGGTCTCCATCAAGTGGAGTTATAAGTGCGGAAACACTAGAAAAACGTAATAATGATAGCGGTTTACATAGAAAAGTTTATAATTGGGTAACTGGAATGAGAATTTAATGGAACTTTTTTAATATAAAAGTATTTATGTATTGAAAAGTAAAAATTTATATTATAAATTGTGACTATGCCGGAAATAGAATCTGACCAACGGGCAGAGGAAAATCTAGAATTATATCGACTCTGGCGCGATGCGCGTTCTGAATGGGACACGGAGGCTCGCACAGATATTGACTTTTATGGCGGTAATCATTATACTGTCGAAGAGAGTGACGATTTAGCTTCTGTTAATCAAGCTGGTGTTCCAATGGATAGAATTGGACCTGCTGTAGAGAAGTTAAAAAGCGTTATTACAGCTAGACCGCCTGCGTTTACTATTATACCAAGAGAAGATTCAGATGCTAAAATATCTGGTGTATGGCGTACAGTTCTTGGATATTGTTGGGAAGTTTCTGGCGGTGATATACATTTAAAACAAGCTATACATGATTATTCTACAACAGGTCTTGGCTATTTATATGCTTATGTAGATAATGATTCTGATTTTGGTAGGGGTGATGTAAAGTTCACTAGTGTGAACCCGTTTCGTGTATATGTTCCGCCAACAGCGCGGGACCGTTTTTTCGATGATGCTGATAGTATCATACTTTCTACTATTCTCACTGAAGAACAAGTGCTTCGCCTCTACCCTGAATTAGGAGATGTATATAATGAAGAAACTGGTGAAATAGAAGATGGAGTTTTAAAATCCATTAATGCTTATAGTGAAGATGACGATTATCCGTCTTCAAGTAATAAACAAAATATTAAGTATACTATGCCATCAGAAGCTAATAATCTTGCTTATGGCGATGTAGATAAGTATCAGATACTTGAACGATTTTATAAAGTTAAAGTTCCTTTTTATCGTATTGTAGATAGTCGCAGTGGTGAGGAACAAATTTTAAATCAATTAGAATTTCAGTCGTTTTTAGCTGAAAATCCTGATGTATTTGAACGTGGATTGATTGAATATGAGGAAGTTCTTCAAAATAGAGTTGGAGTTATAGCTTCGATAGGTCAGATTGTTTTATATGAATCAATATTGAATAGTGATATATATCCTATAATTCCTATTCCAAATGTATATACAGGAACTCCATATCCACGTTCAGATGTAGCAAGAGCTAGACCAATGCAGCGTTTATTGAATAAGCTTTGGTCATTGGCGATATCGCATGCTCAGGCATCTGCCGGTTTAAAATTATTAGTACCGCTTGGTAGTGTGGAAGATATAGGACAATTAGAACGTGATTGGGCTAATCCTAATGCAGTGATAGAAGTAGACAGTTCTCAGGGGGAACCTCATTATCCTGCTCCTACACCACTTGCATCTGAATTTTATAAATTGATTCAAAGCGCAGAATTTTATATAGATTTTACGTTTGGTCTTCCTGAATTGATGCACGGTTTTGCTGATAAAGCACCTGAAACGGTGCGCGGTACTGAGAGAATGGTATCACTCGGACAAGAAAGACCAAAGTCAAAGTTGCGCGATATTGAATTTTCTATAGTTAGACTAGGAAAGGTTATGTATGGTCTTGCCAAGAGTCATTATACATACAAAAAGATTTTTAGATTGGCTGGTGCTAATAATGACCAGACAGAAGTAATGGTAAATATTTACGATGATGTAACTGGTGTCCTAGTTGATATTGCTAAAGAGAAGTATAATATAGGTCAGCATGATATAAGTATACAGCCTGGGTCTACTTTACCAACAAGTAAGTGGGCTGAATATAAAGTATATCTTGAAGCTTATCAATTAGGTTTAATAGATAAAACTGAAGTTTTGAAAAAGAACCCTGAAATCTTCGATAAGGAAGGAGTGCTGAAACGTACGAGTGAAATATCACAATTACAGGGAATGGTACAACAGTTACAGGGTCAGGTAAAAGATTTGCAGGGTGACTTGCAAACGGCTAGAAGGGAGTCCGTATCAGACAGAAAGAAAGTTGAGGTTGAAAAATTTAAATCTAAACTTTCAGGTGTTGAATCGGACACTAAAGCAAATAGTAAAATACAAGCTAATAAGCTTGATAATGCGGTGAAGTTAGCTGTCGAGCAATCTCGTGACCTCTTTCAAGGTATAGGGGCTCCAGGTTCTGCTGAAGAAGCAGCGTAAACATCGTGAAAGGAAAAAAATATAATGAATGATGCTGAAGTAAAAGCCAATGAAGTGAGTGAAAATGAAGCTCTTTTTGATGGTAGTGTAGCAGGTGATGATTATTCCGAAACCGATATCAATGTATCAAATGATGGGGTATATGAAGATGTACTTCAAGGTGAATCTGATTCTACTACTTCGCATGTCGATTGGGAATCTGAGGCTAAAAAGTTTCAGTCCATGTATGATAGAACTTCTGTTGAAAAGCAAAAGTTGGAAGATACAATGTTAAGATTTGCGGAGAAGAGTTTAGATGGTTCAAACCAATCCAATGATGTCGGACGCGGTAATCGTGACTCTATTCTTCCTGAGGATGAATTTAATCCTTGGGATGCCTATTACAAGCCAGATTCTCCGTCTTATAAGTTTCGTGCTCAACAAGAGCAGGATTCTGTTAATTCGGTTGTGTCGGGACATATGGCGGCTCTTAACGAGCGCGTTGTATTGAACAACACAGTTAATGAACTACGTAACGTTTATAAGTTAGAAGACCATGAGGTAAGTGATTTTATGGAATTCGCAACAAAGCCGGTGGACCGTTTAGATTTAGGTACATTGGTTAATGTTTGGAAGACATCAAATACTACAGGTCGTACAAAGCGTGATAGTTCATTGGATGCGGTGAAAGCCGCAAAAGAGGCTCCTCGTACAGCTGGTGTCCTGCAGGGTCAGTCCGGCTCTATGCCGAAATCTGACAAAGATAAAATGTGGGATTCTATTGTTAGTGCGGGAAGTAGAAATAGTGTTTTGTAATAAAACAAATAGGAGAAAATAAATGGCTACTTATAATAGCGGGCAACTACAATTTGGTGACCCGGGTGCAGTTATCAGTTCTACTATACCGTCTAGACGATTATTTGACTTTAGCGATAGAATTGCTGAACTTGCTCCAGAGGAATCACCATTTTTTGTATATTTGTCCAAAGTTGCAAAAGTACCCACTTCAGATTCTCAGTTTAGGTATCTAGAGGACAGAACTAAAATAGCAATAGCTGATAGAGGTTTCTTGTCTACAGGCGGAGCAACGCTTGTAGCTGAGGGAAGTTCTATGGATTTGGTATTTGATACAGTTGGAGGTGCAGCAGTTTCTTGGTTAATTCCTGGAATGATAGTTGCTGTATCTTTAAATGCAACAGATTCTGGTACAACTCCTTCTTATGGAACTGTTAGAATTAATACAGTTTCACAAGGAAGTTCCTCAACAACATGTGCTGTTACCTCAGTATCAACTGTGGGCGGTTCTGCAATGACTATTGCTGATAATGCGCAATGTACTGTAGTTGGAACATCTTTCCAAGAGGGAAGCGGTTCTCCAGATGTATGGTCTCAAGACTTAGAAAATGGAACTGGGTATACCCAGATTTTTAAGACTGCTTGTGAAATGTCCAATACAGCTAGAGCAACTGTTTATAGAGGATACTCTGATGAATGGCAAAGAATCTGGAATCTTAAGCTTAGAGAACATAAGGTTGATATCGAAAGAGCTATGCTCTTTGGACAACAGGCTTCAAGAGCTGGTATTCAATACAGTGATGGAATCGTTGGGCAGGTAATAAGAAATTCAACAGTTGAAGGTGGCGGTGCACAACTGTCATATACTGAAGATAAATCTTATTACAAGTCTAATACGGCGGCTCAATGGACTTATGATGATATCTTAAGTGATTTTGAGGTTATCTACGACCCTGCAAGGGGTGGTGGAACCTCCAAATTAGCATTGGCAAGTCTTCCTGTTATGTCTTTCTTTAATAAGTTAGGCGATGGAAACTTTGTCAGTGAGTCTCTTGATAATGCAGCAGGTGCAAACAATCCTAATAGATACGTGTTTAATCAATCTAATGGAGCATTTGGTCATAAGATTATGAAGATTGAAACTATTCATGGTGATTTAAGTTTAGTTAAAGAGCCACTGTTTAGAACATTCGCTGCTGGGTTCTGTATGCTGATTGATTTAGACCATGTGTCTTACAGACCTCTTGTTGGGAACGGTCTTAACCGTGATACTTCCATAACTACTAATGTGCAGCAAGCTGATGAAGATTTGCGGAAAGACATGATTCTTACAGAAGCAGGTCTTGAAGTGTCTCTTCCTGAGACTCATGCACTTATTAATTTGGAAGGAGTTAACTAAGATGAGAGCAGATTATCTGAATGATAACAGTCAAGTTAGCAATCTTGACGTAAAAATCGTTAAAGTAACAGCTGATTATACATTAACGGCAGACCAAAGTGGTTCTGTGGTTCTTGTTAATCCAACTGCAACAACTGAAATAGATTTACCAGCTCTTTCGGATATTAAATCTGGATGGAATTGCAAAATCATTTTAACAGAAGATACTTTTAGTGGTGATGCTACTATGAATCAGAAAGTTAATATTGATTTTGGAAGTGGTAACTCTGTTTGCGGTCAAGTTGGCGGCTTTGATACAGCTGCTGGTGACATCGCCGTATCTGGAGATGATTTCATTAACTGTAGCGCTGCTGCAACCCCCGGTGATAGATTTGATATCTTCACTGATGGCGCTATATGGTACGTTAATGGATTAGCTTATGATGCTTCTGAATGTGCATTTGGCACTGCTGCTGCCTAATTTTAATCCGAATAAATAAGGATTAACAGTTTTAGAGTACTGTGGGAGTCGTCAATAAAAGGCGACTCCCAAAACTCTAAAAGAATTATGAAGAATTGTATAAATTGTAAAGTACCTAATCCAGACGAATGGTTTTATTGCCGGAAGTGTGGTAAGCGGTCATCTGAATCTAAGTTTACTACAAACTTATATATGATGAGTGAGATTGGGAAAAGAACTGATATCGAATTTAGAACTACAACTATAGAAAAAGATATCGAAGATATGAATAGGAGAAAATATGCCTAAACATTATATTGGTAAAAAAGGTAAAGCAAGAAAGAAAGCTTTAAAAGAGCATAAAAGAGCTTTAAAAAAGAAGAAACCTAGTAAAAAGAAGAAGAAATAATGGCTGGTACACTAAAAGTTAAAATACAAGAAGATATTATACTTGAAAATCAAGATTATGGTTCTAAAAGAGTACTAGAAGTTGGGAGTATTGCGTCTATAGTAAAAAGAATTGTTAATATAGGTACTGATGAGATTGGATTACTTGGATTTGGAGCAGCTTATAATACTGAATTATCTAAAACATATTTAGCAGGTCAATTCGATGAGGATAATGTTAGATATATAAGAATTACAAATTTAGATAGTACTAATCATATCGCATTGGTTTTAAAAAATGAAAATAATGATGAGTTTGGTGTAAAAGTTGATAAAGGATGTTCTTTTTTATATTGTGCCGATTTATTGGGTGGAGTAAAAGATACTATGGATTCTGCTGATGCTGCTGGAATAACTCCTAATTCATTCGGTGATTTAGTTGATATAACTTGTGCTGCTGATACAGCTGCTTGTGATGTTGAAGTCTTTGTAGCGAGTACATAATGGCTTGGGATTTTGCAGCTGAGATAAGTGCTTTAACTGGTTTTAATGCTGATTATAATACTGATTCTCCGACTGGGGAAACATATAGAGTTCATACGACTCAATGGCTTACAGATTCTGCGAAAGAAGTTATAAGTGCATTACCTGAAGATTTACTTAAACTTTGTGCAAGTCAGCAGACATTTACATCTGGTAGTGCTGACACTTTAAATACTGGTAAAATATTAGAAGTGTTCAGAAATGATGGAGATATTGACCAGCCTTGTAGAAAAGTTGATTCTTTTCAAAAGGGAAGGTTTTCAGATTCTGAAGATATGAATTATGCTACTGTCACTGACCCTGTATATTATGTTGAAAATAATTCAATAGATGTATTGCCAGTGGGCGGTTCCTGTAAATATTCTGAAGTTCAATACCCATCTGTAGCTTATAATGCTACTGCGATATCTGTATTTCCAGATGAGGCTGAACGGACTGTTGTTCTTTCCGCTGCTATAAAAGCAGCTGAATATATGCTGGCTAATGAGGAAGATATAGAATTATTAAATCCTGTAATTGCTCAATTAAAAGATGATTATCAAAAAGAATTAGCTAGGTTGAAGTGATGGCTGTACATTCAATGACAGTTAAGCAAATTATTTCTAGAGTTAGACAAGTATTTCCAGGCACTCCTGAAAATTATATTATGAATTTGATTAATGATGCGTTGGTGGAAGCCGGTATGTACAATTCAAAAGTAGTACACGCTAAAATTAGTACAGTTGCTGACCAGATGTGGTATGATTTAGGAGATGCAGCTAAAGATTCATCTGATAATGTATTAGAGGTAAATAAGATTTTTAAGGTTTATTTTATGGATGATGATGGTGATTATATACAGATACCGAGATTATTGGATACGAATATATTATTGACAGATGTTACAAGTGAATCGGTATTAAAAGCTCCGGATAGTGAATAATGGCTAGTAATATATCATACCCAGATAGTTCTTGTAGATGGTTTATAGAGGGTGATTCATTTTG